ATAACAGTTTAAGTAGTGTTACTGATGTTGATACTACAACAACTGCAACATGGAAAGAAGGTAAAAATTATATACCTGTTCCATCAACAATAATGTCTATTATAAAAGTTTTTCCTTTTACAGACAAAGCTGCTCAAAACTTATTTGATGTTAGATATCAATTAAGATTAAATGATTTATATGACTTTAGTTCGACATCTGTTTTACACTATCAGATGACAATGCAACATTTAGATTTTTTAGACCATATTCTAGTTGGTGAAATACCAATAAGACATAATCAACATCAAAATAGATTATATCTTGACATGGACTGGCAGACAGTATCTGCTGATGAATATATTGTAATAGAATGTTATAGAAATTTAGACCCTGCTACATATGTAGATATCTGGAATGATATTTTCTTAAAGAAGTATGCAACTCAATTAATTAAAAAACAATGGGGTGCAAACTTATCTAAATTCCAAGGTGTGCAAATGTTAGGTGGTGTTGTTCTGAACGGTGAACAGATTTATACTCAAGCTCAAGAAGAATTAAATAAACTAGAAGAACAAATGCAACTCGCTTATGAGTTACCACCAATGCACATGATTGGATAATTAAATGCCTACTAATGTATATTTCGACACAGGTACAAAACCAGAACAAGCACTCTATGAAGATTTAATCATAGAACAGCTTCGTATCTATGGTCAAGATGTCTACTATATTCCTAGAAACTTAAATGGTGAAGATAAAGTATTTGGTGAAGATGAATCATCTTCATTTGATGATGCATACTTGATTGAAATGTATATGGAAAATGTAGACGGTTATGAGGGAGAGAAAGAATTAATGTCTAAATTTGGTTTAGACATAAAAGATGATGCAACATTTGTTGTTGCAAGAAGAAGATGGGAACAATTCGTTTCAGTTGATAATAATTTAATTGTATCTTCAAGACCAAACGAAGGCGATTTAATTTATTTTCCAAAAGCCTCAAAGATGTTTGAGATTACTTTTGTAGACCATGATGACCCATTTTACCAAGTACATAACTTACCAACATATAAATTAAAGTGTAAGACATTTGAGTATGGTTCTGAACAGATTGATACTGGTATTGCAGAAGTTGATGCAATAGAAACTGATAATAGTTTAGATCAACTTGCACATCAAATTACATTAGAAACTGGAACAGGTTCTGGTTCACTAATATTAGAAAATACAGTTGAAGGTGCAGATGCAGACTATATAATATTAGAATCTTATGTAATTGATACAATAGATGAAAACGCACAAAATGATTTATATTCAACATTAGATGATAATGTTTTAGATTTTTCTGAAACAAACCCATTTGGAGATGCAGGGATAGATTGATATGATAGGACAATATTTTTATAACGAAGCGACAAGAAATGTAGTAGTTGCATTTGGAACACTTTTTAACAGAGTGCAAATTGCGAAGAAAGATAGTTCTGGTAATGTAACACAGACTATGAAAGTTCCATTAGCATATGGGCCTAAACAAAAATGGTTATCAAGACTACAAGAAGATCCAAACTTAAATAAAAAAGTTGCAGTAACATTACCAAGATTAGGTTTTGAAATATCTGGTATTGAATATGATAGTGCAAGAAAATTAAATAAAATAATCAAAGTCAAGAAAAAAGTTGATGGTGTTGATTATGACCAATTAAAGTCAGGATTTATGCCTGTTCCTTATAATATCAATTTTGAATTATATGTAATGGCAAAACAATCTGATGATGCACTACAAATCGTAGAACAAATACTACCATATTTTCAACCAGAATATACTGTAACAATGAGAGAAGTTCCAGAGTTAGATATTATCAGAGATGTTCCTATTGTATTAAACAGTATCAACTATGAAGATAATTATGAGGGTGAATTTACAAGTAGAAGAGCTATAATTTATACAATGAGTTTTACTGCAAAGTATTTTCTATACGGCCCAATCACTTCTACAAATGTTATTCGTAGTGTTCAAGTTGACCAGTATTCTGATATGCCAGTTAATACACCAAAAAGAGAACAGAGATATACAGTTGAACCAGACCCAACAAATGTTTCACCTGCTGTGTTTGATCCTGATGATGAAGATAATTTTGGATTTAATGAAACTGCATCATTCTTTGAAGATGCAAAAGATTATAATCCAGTAACAGGTCAAGATGAGTAAGTCAACTGAAGTCCTAGACGGAGTATTAGGTATAACTGATGTTGTGGATAATGCAATGTCTACTACTACAAAAGAAGTAGTAAAGAAACCAGTTGTTGTTAAAACAAATGATGATGACATTGACAATGATTATAAGTATCAAAGAGAAAACTTTTATAATCTAGTCGAAAGAGGTCAAGACGCAATAGATGGTATTTTAGAGCTTGCAAGAGAATCTGAACACCCAAGAACATATGAGGTTGCAGGTAACTTAATAAAACAAGTTGCAGAAGTAACAGAGAAACTTGGTGATTTACAAGAGAAGATGAAAAAACTGAAAGATGTTCCTAGTAATGCACCAAAGAATGTAACTAATGCACTTTTTGTAGGTTCTACTGCTGAATTACAAAAATTGTTAAAAGGAAAAAAATAAATGTCAGTAACTGTTTCAAGTACAGCAATTAATAATTTAACAGTTCCAAGTAATACAGGCACACTATTGGATTCTTCTGGACAGATGGTTGACCATTGGAGAGTAACTGCATCAATTACTGCCCCAGCAGATGATGCAGCTGTGACAGGGTGGGAAAGAGTTGATGAAACATCATCAGCAATCATTGGAACTGGAATGACAGAATCAAGTGGAGTATTTACTTTTCCATCTACTGGAATTTATTTTGTTTCATATACTTTGAGTTTTACAATTAGAAGTGCTGATGCACTTGTGCAAGTTTCAGCATCTGTAACAACAGACAATTCTTCATATGATGTTTATTCTCATGTTAGGGCTGGTAATACTAGCACTATTGATGTGTATCATACTGCATCAAATTTTGCTCTTATAGATGTTACTGATACAAGTCTTGTAAAGTTTAAACTTGTTTGTGGTAACTTTTCATCTGACACAAATATAAGTGGCAACACAAATGCAGGATTTTCTCAAATTTATTTTATGCGAGTAGGAGATACATAACATGGAAAGAGATTGGGTGCAAGAAGCACTAAAGAATTTACGACCTGACACTCCTAATTGGTATAATTGGGCAAAGACAGATTCAAGTGGTAACAAAATACCTAATAAAGATAGAATGTGTTGGGAACACGCAATAGTTGTTCAAGATGGGGTAACCAAACCAACACAGGCAGAGTTTGATGCAGAGGTTCAAAGACTGAAAGATGAGCATACTGCAAGTGAGTATAAGAGAAATCGTAAAACAGAGTATCCAGATATAGGTGACCAGTTAGATGCACTATTTAAAGCTGGAGTGTTTCCTGCTGATATGGCCGCAAAGATTCAAGCAGTAAAAGATAAATATCCGAAAGAATAAAAATATGTTATGCAAAATATTGACCACTATCTCGGTAATCCCCTACTAAAGAAAGCAAATGTTTCTGTCGAATGGACAGAAGAACAAATTGTTGAATTTAAAAAGTGTATGGAAAATCCTTTACACTTTATTCAAAACTACATAAAGATTGTATCACTAGATCACGGTTTAGTTCCATTTGATATGTTTCAGTTTCAAAAAGAAATGGTTGATACAATTCACAACAATCGTTTCACAATCTGCAAACTACCTCGACAATCAGGTAAATCTACAACATTAGTATCTTACATATTACATTATGTTGTTTTTAATGCAAACATGAATGTAGCGATACTTGCAAACAAAGCCTCTACTGCAAGAGATATTCTTTCTCGATTACAACTTGCATATGAAAATTTACCAAAATGGTTACAACAAGGTGTAATGTCATGGAATAAAGGTTCATTAGAATTAGAAAATGGTTCTAGGGTAGTTGCATCATCTACATCATCAAGTGCAGTTCGTGGTGGTTCATACAACATGATATTTTTAGATGAGTTCGCATTTGTTCCTAATAATGTTGCAGAAGATTTCTTTTCATCTGTATATCCTACAATATCATCTGGTAAATCTACAAAAGTTATTATTGTATCAACACCTAATGGTATGAATTTATATTACAAACTATGGACTGATGCAGAAAACAAAAGAAACTCTTATAATATTATTGATGTGCATTGGAGTGAAGTGCCTGGCAGAGATGAAAAATGGAAACAAGAAACTATTGCAAATACATCTGAAGAACAATTTAAAAGAGAGTTTGAATGTGAGTTTTTAGGTTCTACAAACACATTAGTTGCACCACATAAGATTAAATCAATGTCATATGCAGAACCATTAACAAAAAATGCAGGTCTTTCTATCTACAAACAAAAAGTAAATGGTCATCAATATGTTTTAGTGGCTGATGTTGCAAGAGGTATTCAAAATGATTATTCTGCATTTGTTGTATTTGATGTTACACAAATACCATATACAATTGTTGCAACATATAGAAACAATGAGATAAAACCTTTACTATTTCCTAATATTATCAAACAAGTTGCAACAAACTATAATCTTGCACATATTTTAGTTGAAATCAATGATATAGGTGACCATGTTGCAAATGCATTACAATTTGATTTAGAATATGAAAATATGATAATGTCATCTATGAGAGGTCGTGCAGGTCAAATAGTAGGTGCAGGTTTCTCTGGTGGTCGTTCACAATTAGGTGTCAGAACAACAAAAGCAGTCAAAAAGATGGGTTGTTCTAATTTAAAACAAATTGTAGAAACTGATAAACTTATTATACAAGATTACAATTTAATCAATGAATTCTCTACATTTTCATTAAGAGGTCAATCTTACGAAGCTGAAGAAGGTCATACAGATGATTTAATTATGTGTTGTGTATTATTTTCATGGTTAGCCCAACAAACATACTTTAAAGAGTTAACTGATGATGATATTCGTGCAAGAATGTATGCAGAACAACAAAATCAATTAGAACAAGACATGGCACCTTTTGGATTTGTTGATGATGGTTTAGATAACTATGGTGAAACAATGACTGATGAATATGGAACAGTATGGTCACCAGTTATAAGAACGCATGATTCAGATTGGTAAATCTTCAATAATCTCATTTTCTAATTTTAAATAACAATTCGCACAAACAATTTTAGATGTTTTCATAAGTTTTAGAATATCTTTCCTAGCTTCTTCGTTTAAACCTTTCTTTCGTGTCGTTCTTCTAATTTCTTTTTCATGTGGGTGAAATTGTAAACACGCATTTTCAGATTCACCACAGTATGTACAAAACTTATCAGACAAATATTCATTTACCCAAATCGTTCTTTTTCTGTAGTTTCTTTTGAAAACTCTTTTGATTGTTTCTTTATATTTTTCGTAATGACTTGACATGAAAATATTTATATGTCAGTTGTTCTATAAAAATAGGTTTTTAAGATAGTCTTTTTTATAAATATAATTAAATGAAAAATTTGAAATTTATATTATACAATCCATAAGGAGAAACAGAGATGGCATTTCAAGTATCCCCTGGCGTTCTCGTAAAAGAGATTGATTTAACGAATGTTGTTCCTGCTGTTGCTACATCAATCGGTGCAATTGCTGCTGGATTCCCAAAAGGGCCAGTAGAAGAAATTGTTCCAGTTGGTTCAGAAGAAGAACTCGTTCAAATCTTTGGTAAACCTGATTCAAATAACTTTGAAACATTCTTTACCGCCGCCAATTTTTTACAATACGGCAACGCTTTGCGTGTTGTTCGTGCAGATACAGCCGCTGTTAATGCTACAGCAGACGGAACTGGTCTAAAAATTAAAAATGATGATGATTACGAAAATAATTACGAAGATGGTTCAGGCTCCGTAGGAGAATGGGTCTCAAAATTCCCAGGCACTTGGGGTAATGCACTAGGTGTATCAATATGTTCAAATGCAACTGCGTTTGAAGAAACATTCACTTCTGGTGCTGGTATTGTTGATGGAACACCTTCTGCTGGTGCAACTACTGTCAATGTATCAGCTGGTGGTGGTTCTGTTGGTGATGGTGGTGCAAAGTATAATGTCGGTGACATTGTATACTTCCAAGAAACTGGTGGACAACAATACGAAGTTACTGCAATAACTGATGACACATTAACAATTCGCCAATTCGACAATGTAAATGGTGGTGGACTTAAGTCTGCTCTTACAGATCAAACAAATGTTCGCAGAAGATGGCAATACTACGATTTATTTGATGGTGCTCCAGGCACTTCACCATATGCAACAGATAGAAATTTATCTGCTGACGAAATGCATATTGTTGTTTTCGATTATACAGGTGGTATTAGTGGATTTGATACAGATTTAGCTGGTCAAAGAACAAATGCAGTATTAGAAACATATCCATTTGTATCACAAGCATTAAGTAGTAAAACACCTCAAGGTGGTTCAAACTTCTACAAGAATGTAGTAAATGTTGGTTCTAGTTATGTTAGATGGATGGATCATGATGCATCACTAACAAATGCAGGAACAGACCCAGCATCAGGAACTACATTTGCATCAACTGCTGGTAAAGGTGGTGTTTTAAAAGACACTCTTTCTGGTGGAACTGATGACAATCCTACAATTGGTGAATTAGAACTTGCATATGACAAATTTGCAGATGTTGATACAGTAGATGTAAATTTAGTTATGGCAGGTACTTGTCCAGCATCAACTGATGGTATTACACACGCAACAATGATTATTGATTTGTGTGAAGCAAGAAAAGATTGTGTTGGTTTCATATCACCAAGAAGAGCTGATGTTGTTGGTGTAACTACAGGATTTGCACAAGTTGGTAATGTCAAAGAATTCTTTGATTCATTATCAAGTTCCTCTTATGCAGTATTCGATTCTGGTTACAAGTATATGTACGACAAATACAATGATGTTTACAGATATGTACCATTGAATGGTGATATTGCAGGACTAGCCGCAAATACAGATAATGTTGCAGACCCTTGGTTCTCGCCTGGTGGTTACAACAGAGGTCAGATTCGTGGTGCAGTTAAACTTGCATTTAATCCTACTAAATCAGAAAGAGATATACTTTATCCTGCAAGAATTAACCCAGTTGTTACATTCCCAGGCCAAGGTACTGTCTTATTTGGTGATAAAACTGCTCTTGCAAAACCAAGTGCATTTGATAGAATCAATGTTAGAAGATTATTCTTGGTTCTTGAAAAAGCAATTGCAACTGCGGCTAAATATCAACTCTTTGAGTTTAATGATGTATTCTCAAGAGCACAATTTAAGAATTTAGTAGAACCATTCTTAAGAGATGTACAAGGTCGTAGAGGTATTACAGACTTTTCTGTTGTCTGTGACGAAACAAATAATACAGGAGAAGTAATTGATAGAAATGAGTTTGTTGCAGATATATTCATCAAACCTGCTCGTTCAATTAACTTCATAACATTAAACTTTATCGCTGTGAGAACTGGTGTTTCATTTAGCGAAGTTGGCGGTTAATAGGGAGATAAGAAATGGCAAGTATTGACGATTTTAAATCTAACCTAATCGGTGGTGGCGCTAGAGCTAATCAGTATAGAGTGATAATGACAACGCCTGGTGCAATTGCAACAGGTCTTGATTCTAATAGAACTCAATTTTTAGTAAAAGCGACTTCATTGCCTGGTCAAACTATTCCTGAAATTACTGTAAATTTCAGAGGTAGACAGTTGTTTATTGCTGGTGATAGAACATTTGAAACATGGACTACTACTGTAATTAATGACACAGACTTTATGGTTAGAAACGCAATAGAAAGATGGATGTCTGGAATCAACGATTTAGAAACTAATGTTGGTCTTAATAATGTTGCAGACTATACTGCTCAAGTAACAGTTGAACAGTTAGACAGAGATGACAACTTATTGAAATCATATGTGTTAACAAATTGTTGGCCTACAATTCTAGCACCTATCGAGTTATCATATGATACAGTTAGTGATATTGAAACTTTTGATGTAACATGGAGATATACTTCATTCTCTGCAAGTAGTGTCTAATTCAAGTATACTAAATAAGTAGAAAGAATAGGAGAATTATAGAATGGCAGAGTTATTCGGTTTCAGAATTACTAGGGCGAAAAATGACAAACAGACAAGTGGTGTAGCACAGAGTGTTGCACCACCTTCTGCTGATGATGGAACAATAGATATTGCTGGTGGTGGTTTTTATTCTTCAGTTTTATCGACAGATGGTCGAGATGCAACTGAATTAGACCTCATTAGAAGATATCGTGATATTGCACAACAAGCTGAATGTGATAGTGCAATAGAGGACATCACAAATGAAGCCATAGTATCTGATGAAAGAGGACAGTCAGTATCGTTATCGTTAGATAAATTCGATATTTCACAAACAATTAAACAAAAAATTCGTGAGGAATTTGACGAAGTTTTGCGTTTATTAGATTTTAATTCAAAAGGACATGACATCTTTAGAAGATGGTATGTTGACGGCAGATTATTTTATCATAAAATTATTGATGAAAAATCACCAAGAAAGGGTATTCAAGAAGTAAGATATATTGACCCTAGAAAAATAAAAAAAGTAAGAGAAAAGATTGTTGACAAAGACAGAACAACTGGTCTTGAAATGACAACAAAAACACAAGAATATTATCTTTTTAGTAACGCAGGTAATGGTAAATCAACTGCACAAGGTATAAAGATATCACCTGATTCAATTTCATATTGCCCATCTGGTTTGGTAGATATGCACAAAGGTACTGTTCTATCACATTTACACAAAGCAATCAAACCAGTCAATCAATTAAGAATGATTGAAGATTCTTTAGTTATCTATCGTATTTCAAGAGCTCCTGAAAGAAGAATTTTTTATATTGATGTTGGTAACTTACCAAAAATCAAAGCAGAAGCTTACCTTAAAGATGTAATGAATCGTTATAGAAACAAACTTGTTTATGATGCAAATACAGGTGAGATTCGTGACGATAGAAATCATATGTCAATGTTAGAAGATTTCTGGTTACCTCGTAGAGAAGGTGGTCGTGGTACAGAGATCACAACATTACCAGGCGGTTCTAATCTTGGTGAGATAGATGATATTAAATATTTTCAAAGAAAATTATATCGTTCATTAAATGTTCCAGTAACAAGACTTGCAGAAGAAACAGGATTTCAGATAGGTCGTTCTGATAACATAACAAGAGATGAATTAAAGTTTACAAAATTTGTTCAGAAACTTCGTAAGAA